AGACATAGCTAGGTTGTTTACTATAAATATAACTTATAATATAAAATGGAAATTATCTTCTCCTTGTTTTAGAAGATGTTGTTGTTTTTGATTTAGCCAATATTTTATCGTTGGCTTCTTTTTCTTTTTCTTTTGCTTCTATTAACTTATTCCAATAGAATTCTCTTAAACGAATTGGCATAAAATAAACATCATGCCATGTAAAACTACCATTAGAGTAGTATAGCATTTGAAAAATCTTATCATGTAAAATTATAGAATAATTACTCGGTAGGATAAAAAAAGTCACTCCCAAATGGTATAGGAAGCGCCTCCGTTTCGCCCGTATAAGGTGATGTATATTCGAATTTAAAATCCAAATCAGGTGTTACAGATGCGATATATTTTCTCAATTCTTTAGAATCTCTTGCTTGCAATTTGTTAGTTACAAAGTTACTGATATATCCCATATCTTTATTACCATCAACTTCGGTGATAACACGTCTATATCTTGATGTGATTTCATTACTTTGTTTAGTAATTTTTTCAGAAGCTTCTACATCTTTTGTAATTGCAGCTTCATCACCATGTGTTAATAACTTAAATTTTATTTGAGATTTACTATAAGGCAATGTGTAAGTAAATTCATTTCTTCTGTTCAATAAAGAATAATCAACTTCTTTGATTTGAATTTTTGAAAGGTCTACTGACCATTCTACTTCTTCTCCGTATTCTTTATCGGTTACCTTAATTTTATATTCCGGTCCATATGCCAACAATCTAGTTGCAATAAGAATTGCGTTCTTGTCACCCAATAAAAGGTCATCAACTCTAACACCTGGTTCAATTAAAACGGATTCTAATAATTTTTCAATTACTTGATTTCTCTTAATTAAGTTTGGAGAAGTAAGAATATCTTCTTCTTTTGCAGTTAATAACTTAATTGTTACTTCACCTTTTGCTAATGGTGAATTTTCAGGGTAGCAGAGTCCTTTTGATGGTAATGCTATAATTTCTGTTGGGAAATCGTAAGTTTTAGTTTGTGTTGTAACTGGTTGTCCCAATCCTCTCGTAACTTGTTGTTCAATGTTTTGTTCCATATTAGTATATAACTTTGTTTATTATATATATTCTCTTTTTAAAAAAATAAAAAGGGGATAACATTTCTGTATCCCCTTCTTTTTATAATTTTTAATTAAATTAGTATTCTAATATCGCGTAATCGTATGCTAAAGTTAATTCAATTGAAACTGGATCATTTGATGCCCAATCCAACTCACCGAAGTTTGCTGAAGTGATAAATGCACCTTTTAAAGTCCATTGTTCAACTTTATCACCTACTGGTCCTAATAAGTAGAATGTGATATCTTTCTTGTAGAAAGCTGCGTATCCATCTCTACCTGTTAATGACTCATGTGATGTTCTAATCCACTCCATAACTTGCTGTGCTCCTGATGGAACAATTGGGTCATAAAGAGTAATATTAACATCATCCCATGTTGATTTACCTTTAATCTTTCTCTTTACGTTGATGTGGTCCAATTCTACTACCTCTGAAGTGAAAGTTGGTCTACTTGCAGTTTTGATGATGTATGATTCGATACCATTGATTTCCATAATGAATCTGTTACCTAACTTTGGTTCAAAATTCTTATAGAACATTTTATCAAACTCTAATATTTCTGGCATTTTACTTTATTTTTATGTTATTCTTATATAAATATTTACTTTTCAAATTATCCGTTAAAACTTGCACCAGTTGGTAAGATATTGAAATCAATTTGAATGAATTCAGCTGTCTTAGTTGGTTGTAAGTAGATAGCTCCTTTAAGAATGTTTCTATCAATTACATCTGGTGTGTTATTAGTTTCATCCATTACTACTCTGAAAGCGTAAAGACCTTGTCTTTGTTGGATTGATTCTAAATAAGGATTAACGATATTCAAGAATCTATTTCTTGTTTCAGAAGAATTTTGTTCGAATACTAAATATTTTGAAGTTGAAGCGATATACTTTCTTACAGTCAATAATAATCTTCTTACGTTGATTCTATCTAATGCAGATGGTTTATCTTGTAAAGTTTTTTGACCCCATACTACAATACCTTGTCCAGGGAACTGGCAGATTGGGTTTACTTTACCTTCGTATAATGTATCTCTTTCTGATTGAGTTACTTTATCCAATACACTTACTGCTCCTACTAAACCACCTCTATTTAAACCTGCTGGTGCGAACCATTCTGCTGCTACTCTATCGTTTGCTGCGAATACACCTGGAAGTAATACTGATGGTGGGATTGTGATAAGTTTGTTAGTGTTTATATCAATAGTCTTAACATATGGATAGTAGAATGCTGCGTAGTTAGTATCAATTTCACCCGCTTGTGTTACTGCCTGTGCTAATGTTGTTGCTGAATCACCTGCTTCTGCAATAAAGAATGCATCTGCTCTTTCTTCAACCATATCAAGTATTGAAGTAAATACTGATGAATGTAATCTTCTATTTACATGCGGTGCTACTACCATATTGATATCATATTCATCCGCGTTAGATAATGCTGCTATGTGTTTACCATAAGATGCAATACCTTCAGTTGATGCTGGGTCTACAACACTTGCTGCTGCAGTTGCTGGTGAATATCCATCAAATCCTTCTTGGAATGCTACAACGAATTGTGCTGAAGTTGAACCTACTGATAATGCTACTCCATTTGTTGAAGCTGAATCTAATCCAAATGCCACATTTGAACCATTACGTGCTCCTACTGGAATTGGTTTTAAATATATTTTATTATCATTGTTGAAATCTAAATCTATACCACCAAATTGTGTTGCAGATGATGTTACAAATGATGCTGTTGGTATCTGTGCTTCAACTGGTATAGATGCAACTATTGGTAATTTATATTTTTCATGTCCAAATGGAACTGCTTGAACAGGAGATACTGCGTTTAAGTTTGCAATTCTAATATATCTTGAATTGTTTATCCAATCGCCTGATTCGGTTACTTTTCCATTAGATGCAATTGTTCTTTTTCTATCACCAATTACTCTACTGATAAAGTTAGGAGAATTAGGGTCTAAGTTTACATTTGCAAATGTTTCTAATACTGTCTTTTTCTTATTAGTATCAGCGAAATCTCTAACTGTTACTGTGAATGTTCCATAATCTGTACCATTTATAGAACCAGCTGCTTTTATGTTTGAGATACCTATTTTAATTTTTGTATTTGCCGCATTACCTGCTGTAATTGTTTCAAATTGGAAAAGATTGTGTCTTTCACCACTTATCAATTGTGATTTAATCATTGGTGTTAAAGCTTCTTGAGCTTCAAATGTAAAATCTTGGTCATCTAAAACTGAGATAGAAGATGATACAGTTGCACCAAATGCAATTCCGTGATTTTTGAAAAATCCATAAACATATCCACCTTTTGTACCTAATGCATTTGTTCCAAATACAGATTCGATATCATTTGTGCTGGTAGAATCAACCGATGCAGTTCCACTAAAATTAGTTGAACCTGTTACAAACATAATGATATTACCATTACCTAAATCGTTATTTCCGTCTGTTGTTGCAGCTGAACCACTTAAACCGGTTGTTAAAGTATTTTTATCAGTTGGAAAAATTATAGCAACTGATGATGATACTAAACCTGTAGTTTGTCCAACTGAACCAGATGTGATAGTTATCAATAATGGATTATATCCAGTATATCCATCAACTCCGGCAGTTCTACAAATAGTTGCTACACCCGCTTCTCTTAAATAGTTTTGAACTGCTAATGGTGTATAATAAGTGTCATCAACTGCTCCAAAAAGATTTTGGAATTCAGCTTGTGAATTAACAATTGTTGGAACTAATGGTCCCTCTTTAAAAGGTCCAATGAATGCTGCACCAATATCAGCAATACCTTGTTGTAAGAACGAAAGGTCGTTTTCTTTAGTAAATACGCCTGGTGATACTAATTTCTCTGCCATTTTATATAATTAATTTTTAAAAATTTATAATTCTCAATATAAATATAATTTTTTATTTCAAAACAACAATTATGGTCTATATGTTGGTTGGAAATAATCATAAACTTGGTCGATTTCACTTGCACTCAATACTCTATTATAAAATAGAGTAGGTCCTAATTGACATTTTGCATAATTATCAGCCCTACCTAATTTTATATCATATGTTGTTGTTGCATTAAATGCAGAAACTGTTCCTGTTCCAACACTTACACCATTTAAATAATATGCAATACCAGCTGCTGCAGATACTGTCACTGCCACCATATGCCATGTATTTAACGCCGGTGCAGTAAATGTTTGTATTGTATTTGAAACGGTACCCCTTGCAGATGAAAAATGATATCCATCCCAAGTTGATGAATTCGATGAATAAAGATAAAAATTATAATCTCTATCAGCACCTTCTTTTGAAAATAATCCACCAAATTGTGCCCCCTGATTTGCAGTTTGTCTAACCCATGCAATAAATGTCATAGCCGTAACATCAAATTGGGTAATACCACCATTGATGTTTGAGTTTCTATCTTTAAACCAGAATGTTCCACTTCCATCTAATGTAAAATATTCATCAATTCTAGTTGCTCCATTATTATATGATGGGGATGTTCCACTATATCCTGCAGAATTTGCAACTCCAGAAGGTCTTACACCCGTATTATACCCGCTCAAATCTAACCAATCCGTTGTAGGTGTACCCGTTGATGGTAATGTTTGTCCTGGGAATGAATAAGCTTTTGATGGGTCCAAATACATTCTTAAACCAGATGATGGTATAAATGGTTGTGTAGTTGTTCCCTTATTGTGTGAAATTGTTTTATTTGCTAAATAAACGTCATAGTTTTCTACATTAATTGTTACAATTTCAACATCTTCTATTATAGTATCAATATCGTATACTTCAACTTCCGTTAATCCTGATATCTCATCAAATGTTACTACCAAATCTCCAGGTAGAACATCTTCCATATTTTTAAATCTATATTTTTCAATTTCTGCATCCCATATGTAAATTGGATGTGTTCCAGTTGCTTTTATTAAACCATCATTTATTTGATAATATCCACTAGCAAAGTTAAATACTATATCGGAAACTACAACTTCTTCATATGATCCCGTTGCGGTTTCTAACATATGAAATCTCCATTCAACATTTTCAGTTTCAATAGGTAAATCTTCATCAGGTAATCCCGCAGGTACCCATGCTTTTATAGTATCTCCTACCGATAAATCTTCAACATTTACTTCCGTTCCATTTGCTTTTGTTACTTTTGTTCCAAACAATAAACAGAAATCAGGTTGGTTAATTGTATTATAAACATCAACCGCATATAATGTTTTTGTAGTTACAGTTCCATAATTTGTTGCATTTATATTATAACCATCTTGATACTTCATTGTTAAAACTGCAGATGCTTCCGAATATGATGATTGGTTTATTCCTGCAGGTGTAACTGGAACTATCGTAGGGCCGGTTGCAAATGTATTTGAACCTGTTGTAAAGTTTGCATTATTAAAAGAACAAGTAAAATTTGCTAATTGTTTTTGAACTTTATTGTAAAAATAAGAACCAGTTTGTGTAAATGAAAATTGTGCATTTTCCGTTGTGCTTTCAACTATGTAAGTATATGTTGGAGGAGTTACGGTTATTTCGTTTGTTGCAAAAGATAATAAATTCACATTACTACCTGCACCTGCACCTGCAAGTCCACCCAATGATACTGCTCCCGGTCTTGCCGAACCACTCACTGCTCTATATAAGTTACCTAATGATAAGTTTGTTCTTGCCATCTATTAATGATTATAATCCATTATAAATATCTAAAAGTTTTTCTTTCCACACTTCTTTATTTGAAAAGTGTTGTATCATCCAACTTTTAAGTTTTTCAAATTCTTTTTTACGGGTTTCGTAATCATCTTCACAAATTGTTTCGTAGGTTTCCTTAAATGATACCTTGTCAAACGCTTTGTATTTATAATCAAGTGGAACATGCCATTTTTCATGTAATATTGGAAGTTTCCCCCAATCCACTGCTTCAAAAATTCCATATCCGAATGGTTCATATTCAAAGCAAGAGTGAGATATTCCCCAATCAAGTGCATAGAACCTTTCTTTATATTTGTAATCAAATTTGTAAACTTTTGATTTTCCGAATCCGTATCCATATTTTTTTCTATAATATTTGTTAAAGGTTTCTGAATTTGTAAAAATAATTGATTCTAACTCATCTAAATATTCTACATTTTTTCTTCCTTCTACTCTAGCTGCAAATCCTATTTTATTAGAATTTGATAATTCTTTATTTTGTGTAAACTCATAACAATTTGGAATTTGATGTAAATTTTCCGTTTGATATGGAAAATTATATAATCCTACCCAAACTTTATTTTTTATTTTATTTATTAATTCAGTTTCATATTCCCAATTACCATACCAATGCAAATATTCATCTTTTTGCATTTGCCCAACCATTGATACTTTCGTTAAATTATGAAAAACAATTGAATCAATTTTTTCTAAATTATTATGTATTGCGGTTGTAGGTGTATAGTGCCCATGTAATATATGTATCTTTCTTGCACTCTTTAATATTTTGTCTATTTCCAATTCATTTGTTTCCCAGATGTGGTCTATATTGATTGGAAATTCCTCGTAATTATCTGGTTTTTTTCTATGGAAAAGGAGAAGTGGCTTCACTTCTAAATGCGGTGCCACTTCTTCTATCCATTTTGTTACCCATATATCAGCACCGCTGTTGAACCAAGGGCCTCCAGCGGTGGTATAATAAACATCATACATTAATTATAACCCTTTTTGTTTCTTTAAATCTGCTACTTCTAATTGTAGTTTTTCTATTTGTAATTGTTGTTCTTTAATTGCTTCTACCATAAGACCCATCATCTTAGCGTAATCCAAACCTAAATATCCATCTTCTTTTTCTTTAACAACCTCAGGTAATACTGATTGAACTTCCTGTGCTATTAAACCTGTTTTAGGTGCTGCTTTTGTTACTTCATTCACATCATCATTCCATTCCCAAGTTACACCATTCAATGTTCTTACTTTTGCTAATGCGTTAGTAATTGGTTGAATATTGTTCTTATATCTTTTATCCGAAGAATAGTATGCTGTGATATCACCCGTTGCAGTTATTGCTCCGTTGATTGTTAAACCTGCGAAAGTTGGTGAAGATGTAGATAACACCGCCTGATTTAAATATGTTCCAAATCCGGATGTTGAAGCTATTGCTATTTGTGCAGAACCTGTTACAACCGTTCCAATTGCAGTTCTAATTGTTTCGGCAGTTACTGAACTACCTAATGCTGTTGATTGTCCTGCAATTGTAATTGTGCTATTGGTTAATTTACCATTAGAAATTGAACCAGCCAACATAGCATCGGTTACACCTAAGTTTGCTATTGAAATTGTTCTAGTAGTTGATATATCACCACCACCTGTTAATCCACTTCCTGCGGTAATACTAACTGCAGTGTGGTCAATATGTCTATTTGCAGAATAGTTTGTAGTTGCATTATGGTCAATTTGAGATGAACCTGTTACAACCGTTCCAATTGCAGTTCTAATTGTTTCAGCAGTTACTGAACTACCTAATGCCGTTGATTGTCCTGCTATTGTTATAGTAGAATTTGTTAATTTACTATTAGAAATTGAGCCGGCCAACATAGCATCGGTTACGCCTAAGTTTGCTATTGAAATTGTTCTCGTTGCACTTATATCTCCGCCTCCAGTTAAACCACTTCCTGCAGTAATACTAACCGCAGTATGGTCAATATGTCTATTTGCTGAATATCCTGTTGTTGAATCATGTGATACTTGAGATGATCCAGAAAATATTGTTTTACTTGCACTTGCTCTACCTTCATATGTAGTTGCTAAAGATGCAGTAAGTGTATTTAAAGATGAAGTGCTTTCTTCAATTCTTGTTAATCTGTTATTTTGGGATGTATTTGTAGTATCATTTGAACCTGTGTAAGTATTCAATGAACTCAATATTCCAATTACTTGTGATGAACCCGAAACTACTCCACCAAATAAGTTTGCTGTAATTGAACCACCACTTATAATGAAGTCCACATTTGAACTATCAGTAGAAGCTGAAATTATATTTGCAGATATACCACTTAATTGTGTATAGTTTATTTGAGCTGATGCGGATACCAATGATGTTCCACTTGCAACAAATGTTCCGTTTACAACCGTATTAGAACCTAAAGTAATTAATGTTCCAGTATCAGTAATATTTGAATCATTTAAATGTTCTTTGCCGGTTCCTTTTGGTATTCTATTGTTTGTAAGATATGTTTCGTTTCCTAAATTATCTATTGTTTCAGGTCCCAGTAAGAAATGTGAAGAAGTTACATTTGTTCCATTTCCTCTATGAACAAAAATAAATTCATCTTCTACCGAATCATATAAGAATGAGCCAGAACCGCCTGCCGAACCTGAATCAAATACAGCGATACCACCAAATCTTACTACTGGATTATTTACATTTAATTGGATGATATTATCACCAATATCTAAACGAGATGAACTAATATTTTGTATTGATGATGAACCACCTACTATTAAATCCTGTGTAATAAATAATGAACCTGTAATGGTTTGGTTTCCAGTAAAAATGTTTGTAGAATTTGTTCTCGCAAACGAACCACTCAATGAACCCAATGTAGACCATTTAGTATCGTTAGAAGCGGTATATAATGCAAGAGTAGAATTTTTAGTTTCTAATGATGCGGTATAGCTTGCTAATGTTGTAAATTTAGTATCTACTGATGCGGTGTATAATCTTAAAGTTTCTGCTTTAGTATTTTCAGATGCGCTAAATGCGTTCAATGATGAAGTGCTTTCTTCAATTCTTTGGAATCTTGCTAAGTTAGATGCCGTTAAAGATTGTAATGTAGAAAACTTAGTATCTACCGATGCAGTGTATAAACCTAAAGTTGAGAATTTAGTATCAACACTTGCAGTATATGTTTGAAGTGTTGCTGATTTTGTATTTTCCGATGCAGTAAAACTATTAACAGATGCAGTCCCAGCTGCCAATTGGTCAATTCTCGTAGTTTGTAGATTATTTGTAGTATCATTTGAACCAGTATAGGTATTTAATGAACTCAATATTCCAATTACTTGCGATGAACCCGAAACTACTCCGTTTGTTGCCGCAATTGAACCCGTAAATGAGTTTGCGCTTATTGCACCACTCACAAACATATTGCCCGCAATTTGAACTTTATCGGTTGCAGGAGTTGAACCACCCAATGAACTTACACCATTTCCAATACCAGGTCCAATTAATACATTACCATATGTTGGTTCTGATATAAAAACATAATCTGCTCCCGAATTAGATGGATTGCCTATTTCAAAGAAACTATTGTTATCATATGGTAATAATCTAAATATACCATTTGCATTAGTTGTATCATAACTTACCTCAAAATTCTTTTCACCATTCTTTAAGAAATATAATGCATTTACATTGGCAGTTGTATCTAATCCCAATGTTGCATCGTTTACAGATGTTGATATATATGCTGCGAATCCAGTACCACTACCTATTATAGTTTGATTACCAATAAATGTATTTGAACCGGTTGTTGAATATCCAAATGATGCTACTTGAGATGAACCCGATACAACACCATTTGTTGCATATATTCCTCCTACAAATCCTTCCGCATTTACTTGTCTAGTCACACCATTATAGTAGAATGAACCAGATGCATGAGTTCTTAAAGATATATATGAGTTTGGCGCTTGTGTTTCCGAAAATAATGGATATAATGTAGTATCCGTTGTTGTGTTTGTTGTTACGGTTGCAACCGTTGCTGCAAAGTCTGCTACACCAATCAAAGGTCCTCTGAATGAACCGGTGAATGAACCTGTGTATGAACCTGTGAATGAACCCGATAAGTTTGGTATTGTTCTTCCACTTAATTGTAAACTACTACTAATTACACCATCTGTATCTAATTTTGTTTTAATGGTAGTATTAATAGATGATGTAAATAATTCTAAATTAGAAGTTTCAATTGATAAACTTGCAGTTGCACTTTCTAAATTTGTTAATCTACTTAAATTAGAAGCAGTTAAAGATTGAATTGTGGTAAATTTCGTATCAATACTTGCAGTATAATTTTGTAATGTATTATTTTTAGTATCTTGTGAAGATGTATATGTATTTAAATTACTTAATACACCAACTATTTGTGCAGAACCGGATACAACACCCATTCCACCTGCTACTAAAATTTGAGATTCGCTTCCCAATCTACCAGCTTTCCAAAAATCGTTTGTTACATCATATAAGAATGAACCTGATGTAGTTGTTCCACCTGTTGCATCTCTTACAACCAATCCACCATCTGAAGTTCCCGCTGCATTTAATACTAATATGTTATCTGCAATGTTTACTGTCGTAGAATCTACAACCGTCTGTGTTCCTTGTACAAAGAAATTACCCTTAACAGTCGTATCTCCGTTTATTGTCACATTTACTCCACTCGCAGTAATTGCTGCTTTTAATGAAGATGTATAACTTTGTATATCGGTTAATTGTGATTGAACAGATGCTGTTAAAGTTTGTAAAGTTGTAAACTTAGTATCAATTGATGCGGTATATAATCTTAATGTTTCGGATTTTGTGTTTTCCGATGCACTAAATGTGTTCAATGATGCAGTTGATTCTTGTATTCTTAAAATTTTAGAATCAACACTTGCGGTATAAGTTTGTAAAGTTGTAAACTTAGTATCAACACTTGCAGTATAAGTTTGAAGCGTTGCTGCTTTAGTATTTTCAGATGCGCTAAATGCGTTAAGTGATGCAGTTGATTCTTGTAATCTACTAACTTGTGCTGCCATTGAAGCAGTTAAAGTTTGAAGAGTTGTGAATTTGGTATCAACACTCGCAGTATATAATGCTAATGTTGCAGATTTAGTATTTTCCGATGCACTAAATGAATTCAATGATGCGGTTGATTCTTGTATTCTTAAAATTTTAGAATCAACACTTGCAGTATATGTTTGAAGAGTAGAAAATTTAGTATCTGCCGATGCAGTGAATGCATTTAAGTTTGTAGTAATATTTTGAGTAGCTATAAATTTACTATTAACCGATCCAGAGTAATTTGTTACATTTCCTATACCTACTATTGAACCACTAATATCACTTGTTGCAATAATTTTTTCAAAAGAACCAGTCGATGCTATTACCGATTGTCCTACAAAAAGACTTCCAGTTGAAACATATAAATTGGAAAAAATATGTACATGCGATTGTGCTAATGTTGATCCTGAATCTATTCTAAATACAGAAGAACCTATTACATCATTGTGTATAGAAAAGTTTGCACCTGCTGTATTTTGTAGGTGATAACTAATTCCTCTATCAGTATTTTTTAATTGTAATTCTGACCAACTACCTGACTCAATTGTTATAAGGCTAGCACTTATATTTTGTGCATAGACTGTTTTATATCTTTTAGATGGTATACCAATATCAAAAGCATCATTATCTTTTGGTATTAACGATGAACTTAAATTAGCAGAAACAACAACCGTATCGGATGATTGGTCACCTATTGTAATGTTACCACCTAATGTTAAATTACCACCAATAGATGCATTTCCGGAAATTTCCAAAGAAGAACCAGATATAGCTCCAAATTGTCCTGAACTAGCCGTTCCTTGCGTTGCTAACGTAATATCCCCACTATCTAAACCAATTTGTAATGTTCCTAATGTTGTGTTTACATATGGTTCTCCAAATGCTAACGAACCTGATTTCTGTGCGGTTGTCCCACGTCTAAATTTAAGTGCCATCTAGTTTACCTTCTTTTTAGTACGTTTTATTATATAATGTCTATAAATATTTATTTATTTTCTAATTCCTTAACTCTTGCAGATAATTCTTTAACTGCTTGAATTAATACTGGAACTAATTTTACATAGTCTACTGCTAAATATCCTGATTCTCTTTCCATTACGACTTCAGGTAATACTGATTGAACTTCTTGTGCAATCACTCCCAAATCATGTCCTTTATGTGAATGAATTGTTTCAAATCCATCTTTCCAATCATATGTGTTACCACTTATTGCTTCAACTTTTTCCAAAGCATTAACAATTGGTTGGATATTTTCTTTTAATCTTTCATCGGATGAATAGAATGCCGTAATATCTCCCGTTGCTCTAATTTCACCACTTACACCACTTGCCGCAGTTCCGATTCCTAAAGAACCAAATTGAACATTTGCAGATGTATTTATATTTTGTGGAGTTGATAATGTTATTGCTGCTGATTCGACACCGTTTCCAGATACTACAATTTGATTTTCTGTTCCTGTTATTGTTGCAACATAATTACCCGATGTTCTACTTCCCAATGCAATATCACCCGTTGTAGATGATACATCTATTTGACCCGATCCAGATACAACACCACCTTTTAAGTTTGCAGATATACTACCACCGGTAATAATCATATCAACCTGTGCAGTATCCGAAGATGATGAAATTATATTTGCAGATATTCCACTTAATTGGGTAAAGTTAATTTGAGATGAACCAGAAACTACTCCATCTAAATTAAATAATGTATCAATTTGTGCAGATGAAGATATAATTCCTCTACCTGTAGTTTCATAATTTGCTAATTGTCCTGAACCTGATATAATTCCACTACCACCTGTTATAGTTCCCAATGTAATACTTCCACCCAATGCAACTGATGTTCCTGCAATTGATATAGTATTGTTTGAAATCTGTGTTCCATTTATTTGAGAAGAACCTGATACGATACCTCTTCCGGTAGTTTCATAATTTGTCAGTTGCGCTGCTCCGGAGATAATACCTCTACCGGTAGTTTCATAATTTGTTAATTGTGCAGCACCTGATATAATATTTCTACCTGTTGTTTCGTAGTTTGTTAATTGCGCAGCACCTGATATAATATTTCTACCTGTTGTTTCAAAGTTTGGTAATTGTGTAGAAGATGAAACGATTCCTCTACCTGTTGTTTCAAAGTTTGGTAATTGTGCAGAAGATGAAACGATTCCATCCAAATTAAATAATACATCAATTTGAGCAGAAGATGAAATTATTCCTCTACCGGTAGTTTCATAACTTCCCAATTGACCGGAACCGGATATTATTCCCATTCCATCTGTTAATACTTTTGCTTCAGTTCCTTTTTTACCAGCAATCCACATATCATTGGTTGCATCCCAAAGAAGTGAACCCGATGTGGTTGAAACGCCCGTTGCATCTTTTGTATATATACCCGATGTAGTAGCTGACCCACCATAGTTTAATTCTAATATATTTTCACCAATATTAACTTGTGTTGAATTAATTTGTGTTGTTGTTCCAACCACTGTCAAATTACCATTAACTGTCACATCTGAACCCGCAACTGTTATTGCTGTTTTTAATGATGAAGTGTAAGAATTTAACGATGCCGTTGATTCTTCAATTCTTTGGAATCTTGCTAAGTTAGATGCAGTTAAAGATTGTAAAGTTGTGAACTTTGTATCAATTGAAGCAGTATAAGTTTGTAATGTAGTTGCTTTGGTTTCTAAAGTATTTATAGAAGTTTTTGCAGAACCACTCCATACATTAATATCAGCAATATGACCATTTATAGATGCGGTTGTTAAATTAATACTTGCAGTTGATTCTTTCAATCTTGCAATAGTATCGTTCAAACTAGCTGTATATAAATGTAATGATTGACTTACTAATTGTAATGATTGTGTTGCCGAATTAATAGATAACAATGATGCTTCCAATCCACCAGGACTTAATATAGTTACGGTGTATTCCAATGAATCCAATCTACCATCTACCGAAGTTGAAAATGGTTGGAATGTTGACCCAGTCCATGTATTAAATGATGCGGTTTGTAAATTTAAAGATGCGGTTACTGACTCTAATGTTGTATCTTTTTGTTTTTGAGAACCTGTCCATGCATTTATGTCAGCAACGTGTCCGTTTATAGATGAAGTATAGATGTTTATATCAGAAACATGTCCATTTATACTTGCACTAAATGTATTTAAACTTGCAGTCGATTCTTCCAATCTACTTAATCTTGTATTTTGGGTAGTATTGGTTGTATCGTTTGATTGAGTATATAAATTTAACGATGCAGTTGATTCTTTTAATCTTTCAATCGTAGAATCAACACTTGCAGTGTATGTTTGTAAAGTTGTGAATTTACTATCAACACTTGCAGTATAACTTTGTAAAGTTGTGAATTTACTATCAACACTTGCAGTGTATAATCTTAAAGTTTCATCTTTTACATTTTGTGATGCACTAAATGTATTAAGTGATGAAGTGCTTTCTTCAATTCTATTTAATCTATTATTTAAAGAAGCAGTATAAGAATATAAAGATGCAGTTGCTGAATTTAAAGAACTTGTTACTATTTGAACTGCATTAAATTTACCATCAACCGATGCCGTATATGCTGCTAAAGTTGTATTTTTATTATCTTGAGAACTACTAAACGTATTAAGCGATTGTAAAATACCAACAACTTGTGCCGAACTAGAAACTACCGAATCTCCTCCTGCTAAAAGAATTTTTGATTCTGCATCTTTAACTCCCGCCTTCCAATAATCATTTGTAGAATCCCAAATTATCGAACCAGTTGTAGTGTTCGGTGAAGTTGGGTCTTTAACCCACAATCCACCATTTACTGCCCCATTACCATTCAATTCAATAATGTTATCACCTAACTGAACCGTTGTTGAGTTTACTGCAGTTGTTGTTCCTGCTACAGTCAAGTTTCCAGCAATAGTAACATTTTGTCCACTTACACCAATTGCCGTTTTTAGAGATGATGTATATGCTTCTATATCATTTAATCTACTATTCGCAGATGCCGTAAATGTATTTAAACTTGCTGTAGATATTTGAATACTATTAAATTTAGTTTCAAATGAACCTGTTTTAAGATTAATATCTGTAACGTGTCCATTTAAACTTGCCGTTGTCAAATTAATACTTGCAGTTGATTCTCTTAATCTTGCAATCGTAGAATCAACACTTGCGGTATAAGTTTGTAATGTAGTTGCTTTATTTTCTAAGGTTGTAATTCTTGTATTTTGTGAACCACTATCAGTTGATAATTGGTCTAATCTACTATTTTGAGTTGTATTAATAGTTTCATTACTAGCCGTATATGCGTTTAAAGAACTTAGTATACCAACAACTTGTGCAGAACCAGAAAATACACCACCATATAAATTTGCAGATATTGAACCATTTGATATAATGATATCAACATTTGCCGTATCAGATGATGCCGAAACAATATTTGAACTTATATTACTTAATTGTGTAAAATTAACTTGAGAAGAACCTGAAACTAATCCAGCTGGTAATGCTGCTATAATTTGTGAAGAACCCGATACTACACCATTATATGCTTTTATATTTCCATAAACGTTTGTAGCATATACATTTGTCCAGGGTGCCGATGTTGTTCCTATATCAATAGTTCCATTAGGTATTAAATTTGTTGTAAATTGACCTAAAGCTTGAATATTATCTGCAGATGCATTACCTAAATAAATATTTCCACCGATTCTAACATCACCCGATGCGGATATATTACCTATTAAATTAATATCGCCTATAGCGGGAGCATTTAATGGTAATAAATTATATGTAGTTGAACCACTACCAAATTGTATAGAACCACTACCCAAATGCAAATATAATTCTGCTTCTATTAGTGAAGGACTTGCGTTTGTGGAACCTCTTCTTAATGTAAATATAGCTGCCATCTAATATTATTTCTGTTTTGTATAAATATCGTTAATCATTAAAATCCAAATCTACTATTTCTGCAATTGCACATGCTATATACAATTCTGCAAATGAACGGGGTGGAATTAAATTACCATCTACATCATTTAATTGTGCAGATGATAAATCCACAATAACATTTGTCAATCCACTACCATCTCCAATGAATGATCCTGAAAAAGAACCACTAAAAGAACCACTTCCTCCAGTTGCTTGTCCTAAATCATTACCATTTAATGTTAATGAGCCGGTTATAGATACTGAACCTGTAAATCTATGTGTATCGGTTAATGTATCACCAAACGAAGTTGAACCACTTGCATATTGTGTGGTCATATTAGTTACGGATGAACTAATAATTAATTGTTGTGCTACAATGTTTCCTCTTATTAATAAATTGGAACCTGTGATATCACCTAATATATCTATATCACCATTTGATACAATATCCCTACCTACAAAAAGGTCTCTTGTAATATTTGCATCCTGTGTTACAACTAATTCACCAAATGAACCAGATTGAGTAAGAGTAATTGACCCCGTAGTTGTGGAGTCGGTTGTTACTAACGATTGAATAGACTCAATACTTCCGGAACGTTTTAAAAATACCTTTCCATCGTAGGTATTTATTGCGATTTCACCTAAGTTAAGAGAACCCGTATCAGGGACTTTACCGGGTAGCGCAGAACGCTTCAGTATAATTGATTGTGACATATATAGTCTATTCTATGGTTATATAACAAAAGGTAGTATATACTACTTCAATAAATATACTTTTTGAAAATAAAAAACCCTTCCGAAGAAGGGTCTTTAAATATTATTAAAAATTTTAGAATGTTCCACCATCTATCACATTACTCATTACAAAGTTTGCACCATCCCATTGAACCAAATCTCCCGATGTTGTCGGTGCAGCTACAAAATCTAAATTACCCGTTGTTGCTCTAAATGCCACTCTTTTAGAAGAACCAAATCCAGGAACATTTACTGATGCGGTTACTGCAGATGCGCTAATTGGAATATTTGCTGTCCATGCATTTGGAGTTGAATCATATGTAAATGTTGCATTTGCTCCTAAAACTTCAATTCCAGCTCCGTTTGCAGTTGCTGCGTTTGTTGAACCACTTGCTAATGAAATTAATTTATCTTCGACTACTAATTGTGCAGTATTTAAAGTAACAGTATTACCTTGTACTACTAAATCACCACCCACTACTACATCACCCGTTGTTGTTACCTTTGCAAATGTTACTTGATTTCCGGTTCCTACTCCTTGTATTGTTCCAGTTCCTTCTAACGTATCAAGTCTACTATCAACAGAAGAACTAAAGGATGTTCCAAATGATGATGTGAATGATTCGATATTTGTCAATCTACTGTTTTGTGCAGTATTTGTAGTATCATTTGAAGATGTATAAGAATTTAAGGATGCAGTTGATTCTTCAATTCTAGTAAATCTCGCTGAGTTAGATGCGGTTAATGATTGTAAAGTTGTGAACTTTGTATCTATTGATGCTGTGTAACTTTGTAAAGTTGTAAATTTCGTATCAACAGATGCCGTATATAATCTTAAAGTTTCAGATTTAGTATTTTCAGATGCACTAAACGCATTGAGTGATGAAGTGCTTTCTTCAATTCTTTGGAATCTTGTTGAGTTAGATGCAGTTAATGATTGTAAAGTTGTGAACTTTGTATCAATACTTGCAGTATAACTTTGTAAAGTTGTGAATTTGGTATCAACGCTCGCAGTATATAATGCTAATGTAGCAGATTTAGTATTTTCTGACGCGCTGAATGAATTCAATGATTGTAAAATACCAACAACTTGTGCGGAACTTGTAACAACAGAGTCTCCACCTGCTAAAAGTATTTTTGATTCTGCATCTTTGGCGCCTGCTTTCCAATAATCTAAAGTTGAATCCCATAATAAAGAACCACTTAATGTATTTGGTGAAGTTGGGTCTTTAACCAATAAACCCCCATTTGCAGTTCCGGTACCATTTAATTCAAGTATATTATCACCAATTTGAACAGTCGTAGAATTAACAATGGTTTGTGTTCCTGTAACGGTTAAATTACCAGGAATAGTTACATCCCCACTAAAAATTACATTTGCACCACTTGCTGTAAATGCACTTCTTAAAGAAGATGTATATAAATTTAAACTTGCAGTTGATTCTTGTAATCTTGCAACTTGAGCTGCTAATGAAGCAGTTAAAGTTTGGAGAGTAGAAAATTTAGTATCAACACTTGCAGTATATAATCTTAAAGTTTCAGATTTAGTATTTTCGGATGCACTAAATGCGTTTAAATTTGAAACACTAATATTAACACTTGCAGATGTAGATTCTAAATTATTTAATCTAATAGTTGCACTTCCTGTAAATATATTTAATTGTGTTACCGAATTACCGATATCTCCGCCACCACCTAAAGAGGCTTCAACCGAATCTAATCTACTATCAACGGATTGGGAGAAGGAATTGATATTACCAATTAAGTTTAGTTTTGTATTGGTATCGGTTCCTAAAATATATAAAGAACCACTTGTACTATCGTAAAATGGAACACCCGATACAAGTCCATTGTATGTTGAGTTTGCAAAATTTGCGGGTGCCGATGTTCCTACAAGTATTCTGTTTACAGCTTGTAATTGGCCGTCTGCTGCTGCAGCAAATACAATGGAACTACCATTAGATACCGATAAATTACTTGAACCGGTAGCTATTACGAGTTCACCTTTATTTATAGACGAGGTTACGGATGCTAATCCTTCCAACGAACCACGTCTGTGTTTAATTATTTGCGCCATATTTTTAGTTATTCTCCGTTAATTATACTTATTCAATCTATAAATATACTTTTTTTTTCTTTACCATTCACCTTGGTCAATAATATTTGATTGAGAGCTTCCACTTACATATGGGTCATTTGGTGGAACAGAGCCTGAAACTAAATATATTTGTCCAGGAACACTCACATCCATATCTCCATCTATACTTCCTGTTAAACCGGTTGCATCTACAATACTAACTGCACCACTAACAATCAAAGAATATCCATCTGCATTTTGTGTCGATATTGTTAGATTTTTAATAATAGTTCCATCTAATTGTGCAGAACTGGATATAACTCCATCCGGTAATACCGCACCAACATTATTTGTAATAATAGTAATAATTGATTGTGAAAATTGTGTTTGTATTGATTGTGATACAACTTCGTTTACCGAACTACTAAAATCCGTTCCTACAACTGCGGCCGCCTCGATTGCTGATGCGCTTTCTATTTGTTTTAATCTAATTAAGTTTGCCATATCCTATAAATATCTTATTTTATATAAACTGCTAATGTGTTAAAGTTAGATGTAATACCATTGCCCGTTGTAGTAACATTTGCCAAACCATATACAGTATTTGTAGTCCTATTTGTCCAACCACCCGTTCCTAATCCATTACCACTTCTACCATAAGGTGCATCAGGATAAACATTAGTAGGGCCTGCTACCGTCCACCAGTTAGTATCGTAGTTCCAATCACATGGTGCTGCAACAGGATATGATGATGCTGTCATAAATGTATATCCTTTCAATGCCGACCAACTACCCGTCAATGTAGGTGCTAATTTTAAAGTTATTGGTGTGTTTATGTTTATATCCAATGCGTTTGGATTTGAATATACGGTTTGATGTGCAATACTACAATTTGATAAATGTGGTTGAACCGATGCAGTTGATGCCATTCTCATTACTGAATTACATTGTGCAGAACCCGATGTTGAATACCAAAGATTTTCTGCGTTTCTATAATGTTTTATAAATGATGGGGTTTGTAAACTTCCACTATCGGCATTTGGATATGGATAACCTACTTGAGTTGAACCGGATGGGTTATATGATACTAACATCCAACCACCACCATTATCAGTTTGATTACAATAAACTTGCACCGAACTTGTCATCATTCCGGTTTGAATATAATACCAACCATTTGTTTGAATTCCGGCATTATATAATTGAACAGCAGAAATAGCGGGATTACCAATTGTTCCTAATGTGTTACCAATTCTAAACCCATTTGAAAATTCTATTGCCATATCTTACCCTATATATGCTACTGAAAAATTATCATTTCCGTCAAATGAAGAAGTTCCCATAAATATCATTGCTTTAAGAGTATCCCCTACTGCTAATTTAGAAATAGTAGAACCTCCCATATGATTTACACTTGTATTTGCGGCCCATTCTAACATAATTTGTACAGCTCCATTACTTCCTGCGGTATTGTTTTTAACTACTACTGCCTGCGATGCACCTGCACTATTTGAATATGTTCTACAAACTAAATTTACTTGATATAACCCAGCTATTGGTGCGGTAAAAGTTCCGTTTGTTATGTTATAATGACCACCCTCATTATAATCCACTATCACCATACTACCTGATAATACAGTCGTTGCGGCAGTTGGGCCACCTGCACCAGTTACTCTAAATGCAGGTCTATTCGGCATTATGATTGAACCACTACTAATACTGATTGAACCTGTCAATGCCAAACTACCACTAACTCTTAATGAACCACTAATTTCTGCTATACCATTATTTTGTAAATAAAAATTACTACCACTATTTAAAGTTAGAGATGAACTATTTGCCGTAAATGATGAACTAATTACTGCTACCGAACTTACATTCAATGAACCGGTAATAGTTTGATTTCCGTTGAATGAGTTTGAGCCGGTTGTTGCCAATGAACTACTCCAAATATTTAACGAAGATGTAAATGTATTTAATGAAGTATTTGCATTAGATGCAGTAAATGTATTTAATTGTAATATTGATGAAGTTACTGAACCGGTCACCAAATATCTTAAATCCAATGAACTTGTCAATTGTGATGAACCACTCACAGTTCCTGCAGGTGCCACACCACCAACACTTCCACTAGCTGCATATCTTGTATCTAATGAACTTGTCAATTGTGATGAACCACTTACAATTCCTCTACCTGTTGTTTCATATGATGAAGTTGCATTATTTAAATTTGTAATTGAACTTACTAAACTTGCAGTTGAAATACTTGCAGTATATGAATTGAAAGATGAAGTTAATACAACACTTCCAGTAAATGTATTTAAAGATGTTAATGGAGTTGATGAACTGATAAATCCAAATGCAGTTATTTGTGAAGATGCACTAATTGTTCCATTCAAACTTGTCAAAAATGAACCCGTTTCACTTTCGGTAATCCAACTACTACTTACACTTTCAATTGCGTTTAATCTATTTACCAATGATGATGTAGATTGTGATGCAGTGTATGAATTGAAAGATGATGTAGTTACTAAATTTGCAGAACTACTAATTACACCATTTGTTGCATTTATTATACCATTAAATGATGTAGCAGTAATTACACCAGCTTTGAAATCTGCTAATGTAAATCCAGTTCCCGCAGTATCAACAGTTGCCGTAGTTTCGGTCTGTAATCCGTTAAATACTTTCCAACTATGTCCATCACTTGCATCCATAAAGATACCAGCGTGTCTATAAGTTCCATCATTATAATGTCCTACAATACCCAAATCGTTATCAGTAGATGCAGTTGGTGATAAATAAAGAATGTTATCGGAAAGTTCTACATTTGTTGAAGTAATTACGGATTGAGTTCCATAAACAACAATATTTCCTAAAAACGAAACAGTCGAACCTGTTAATTCAATTGCACCTTTTAAAGATGATGTGTATGAATTTAAATTATTTATAGATGATGATAAACTTGCAGTTGAAACTGAAGCAGTAAATGTATTCAATGATGTTAATATTCCAACAACTTGTGATGAAGAACTTATTGCTCCACTTAAATTTGTTAAATACGAACCACTTACAAATCCTAATGAAGTTATTTGTGCGGATGAACTTAATAAATTTGAAGGTAATGGTTGAACACTACCACTCAATGTATATCTTGCATCGTATGAAGATGTTAATTGAGATGAGGAACTTATTGCTCCATTTAAATTTGTCAAAAATGAACCCGTTTCACTTTCAGTAATCCAACTACCACTTACACTTTCAATTACATTCAATCTATTTACTAAACTTGCAGTTGAAATACTTGCACTAAAATTATTTAAAGAACTTAAATCCGTAGATTGCGAAACTATACCAGATGGTTTGTTTGCTATATTATCCCACGTTGTTTGAGTAATACTTCCACTAATCACATATCTACCATCGTATGAACTTGTCAATTGCGATGAAGAACTTATTGCACCATTTAAAGATGTCAAATAAGAACCACTATTCAATTCTAAATTATCTATTCTACTATCAACACTACCACTCAAAGTATTTACTACCAATTGAGTTACATATGCACTTAAATCCTGTTCGTTGGTTGCTGCAAGTATTTCCGAGTGAACCGAAGCACTAAATGATTCAAATGAAGATGTTGTTAATCTTGCATTGATACCATTTGTTAATGCAGTATTCGTTGCAGATTGTGAAGATGTAAATGAGTTAAGTGATGTTAAATCTGAAGATGATGTTGTAAATCCTAAAGCAGATATTTGTGCGGATGAACTTATTACATTTCTACCTTTAGTTTCAAAAGAAGATGTTACGGATTCTAAAGAAGATAATCTACTTCTATCTAATATATTAACTCTGGCAGTTACTGCATCTGCCAATGTATCCAATTCTATTCTATAAGTAGTCCCACCATCAACACCCAATACGGTTGTATCTAATGATGCCGATGTTAATGCGGTTAACTCTGAAATTTTTCTTCTTATTGTTGCCATTTTCTTAAATTATTATATCTAAACCATCTTCGGTTGTTATATTTAAATTATCTTCAGTTGCAATAGGAATATCTATGAATTTTCCAAAAACATAAATATCATTTAAAGTAACATTATCAAAATCAATATATCTTTGATTTAAAGTTATTACAACATTATCACCTACATTTTCAACTTTAAAATCTCCAGGAATATGAAGTCCATAAACTAATATTTCAAAATTATTTTCAGATGGACCTTGTGTTCCATAATCCGTTTGTGCATTGTATACGATTAAAGTATTTTCAACATTATCAAAAGCATCTATATTTTTTTTAACATACATTACAC